GGGCGAAGCTATAAAATCTTTGACAGATGTTATCTCGTCTAAAGCGAAAAAACCTGATATGCAAAAAGTTGCAAGAGCAGAAGATCAATTTGATAATCAAGATGATGCTAGAGATAAAGCAAAAGAAATAGGTTGTGTAGGAACACATAGTATGGATAAAGATGGTAAAACTATTTATATGCCATGTAATACTCATGAGTCTTATGAAGAAGCAATAACAAAAACTTATGGTAATGATGAAGAAGAAGAAGATAAATATCATAAACCTAAAAAGAAAAAACCTATGAAAAGTGTTTGTGTATGTCAAGATGATGGCATATGTCAATGCGATACAGAATTAAAGAAATTAGTTTTTGAATCAGAAATCAAAGCAGAAAATAATCAAGGAATATTTACTGGTTATGGTTCTATATTTGGAAATGAAGATCAAGGTAATGACATAATGCAAAAAGGTGCATTTACTAAATCATTAGTGAATAGACCAGTAAGCAAAGTTAAAATGTTATACCAACACAAAACAGATGAGCCTATTGGAGTCTTTACAGAAATTTACGAAGATTCAAAAGGATTATTTGTTAAAGGACAACTAGCTATGGGAACTCAAAAAGGTCGTGAAGCATACGAACTTTTAAAGATGGGTGCATTAGATGGTATGTCAATAGGATTTAGAGCAGACCCAGAGAAACAAGGATACAACGAAAATAAAAGAGGAGTAAGAACTCTTAAAGAAGTTGATCTTATGGAAATCAGTTTAGTAACTTTCCCTATGAATGAAAGTGCTTTAATTGAAACTGTAAAAGGGAATGCTAAAAATATTCGAGAGTGGGAGAAAATCTTGCGTGAGGCAGGAGGTCTTTCTCGGACAGAGGCGAAGATTGGTGCAAAAGCATTATCGGAATCTTTATCACAGCGAGATGCTGGAGATGACAATAAACAATTAGCTGACTTAATAAATAAAGTTGCTAATATAATTAAACAATAAAAAACCAAAAGGAAATAATATGGACAACAACGAAGTAAAAACTGCTGTTGAAACTCTTGGGAAAACTTTTGAGTCTTTCAAAGAAGCAAATGACGAAAGACTTGCACAAGTTGAAGCTAAAGGAACTGCTGATCCAGTAACTGAAGCGAAGTTATCTAAAATCGAAAAAGATATGGATAAATTTGCTGATATGGAAGTAAGCATGAAAGCCCAAGCTGAACAACAAAAGCAAAACCAAGAATCAATGGCTAAATTAGAAACTATTATATCAAGACCTGGATTTGGAAACGATTCAAAAGTAGAATCAAAACAAGTTCAAGTTTTTGACAAATGGTTAAGAAAAGGCAAAGAAAACCTATCTCCAGATGAAGTAAAAGTATTAACTGTTGGAAATGATTCAACAGCTGGTTACCTTGCTCCACCTGAGTATGTAAGAGAACTAATTAAAGGAATAGTTGAATATTCTCCAATTAGATCAATTGCTAGAATCAGAAGCACATCGCAAAGAAGTATCCAAGTTCCTAAAAGAACTGGAGAGTTCACTGCACAATGGGTTGCTGAACAAGGTACAAGAAGCGAAACTACTGGTTACACAGTTGGTTTAGATGAGATTGCGGCACATGAAATGTATGCTTTAATAGATATTTCTGAAATGGAACTAGAAGATTCAGTTTTCAATTTAGAAGCAGAAATGAACTCTGAATTTACAGAGCAGTTTGCAAAAGCAGAAGGTGCGGCATTCGTATCAGGCGATTCAATAGGAAAACCAGAAGGTATTCTTACAGGGTTACCTGCAACTAGATCACAAACATCAATCACTAATGACGTTTTAAGTGGAAATGATTTGATTAATGCGGCTCACAATGTCAAAGCAGAATATGCTAGAAATGGTTCTTTTATAATGTCAAGATCAACTCTTGCGGCAGTTAGAAAATTGCAAGATACAGCAGGACAATATATTTTCCAACCAGGTGTATATACTATGGGTGTTGGTTCTAATATTTTAGGACATCCTATTGTTGAGTGTACTGATATGCCAGCGATCGCAAATGGAACTGTTCCAGTTGTGTTTGGTGATTTTAGAAGAGGATATATGATTGTTGATAGAACAACTTTATCAATTATGAGAGATCCTTTTACTCAAGCTAATACAGGTAACGTAAGATACATCGCTAGAAGAAGAGTGGGTGGTCAAGTTATTCTTGATGAGGCTTTAACTAAAATTACAATTCAGTAATTAATATTAATAATAATAGGAGAATAAAAAATGTTTGATTTAAAAAACAACATTAAACTTGTTGAATCCCTAAATGCTATCGTTAAAGATGCTGATACAAACTGTACTGGTATTGATACGCAGGGTGCAAACAGTGCGATGGTAATGGTTAATGTAGGTGCTCCAGGAGTAACTTTCAGTACAACTCACAAAGTTGAGATTAGACTACAAGATAGTGCTGATAATTCAACTTTTGCTGATGTAACAAATAATAATTTTGTTACTGGTGGAACTGTTGGTGCAACTGGTATCTGGCAAACTATTGATGCTGATGGCGATTGTAATGCTGTCTATGGTATCGGTTATGTTGGTCCAGAAAGATACATCAGATGTGTACTTGATTTTTCAGGAACACATGGAACAGGAACTGTTTTTGGTGTAACTGGTGCTCTAGGAAATCTAGAAAGTGCACCAACTGACGCACAAGCTAATCTATAATTTATAGATAACTAATTATCTTAGGATAATATTTTTGGGGGAGGAAAGCGAGAGTGGAACTTCCCCAAGATACTCAAAATTTAAAAGGAGAAAAATATGAAAATAAAAATGAAAGTAAATAAAATAGCTACTGCTAATGAAAATGGTTCAGATACTATGACTTATGCAAAAGATAGTGTTTATGATATGAGTTCGCCATGGCAAATGAAATTAGCAACAACTCTTATCAATAATGGTCAAGCTGAATCAGTAGCAATAGAAACAACTAAAAAAGTTGTAACTGAAATGGAAACTAAAGTAGAAAAAAAATCAAAAAGCCTACTTAAAAAAGTTTTTGGTAAAAAAAAATAAGGATTAAATAATGAGTGGATTAAAAATAGATACAGCTTGGGCAACAAATGTAGTTAGTATTGCTGACTTTAAATTGTTTGCAAGAATTGATAGTTCTGATACTTCAGAAAACGCACTCATTGAATCTCTTGTATTTTTAGCACAAGACATGGCAGAAGCATATACAGGTAGAGCAATCACACAACAAGATTTAACTTTGTTTTTAGATAGATTACCTTTCTATTCAGATCAAAGATTACCAGAGGGTTTATATGTTGCGGCTGACTTACAAGCTAATCAAAATTATATAGTATTACCTAAACCTAATTTGATTTCAGTAACTCATTTAAAATATTACAATAATGAAGATACAGCTTCAACATTTGCTACAACTAATTATTATGTAGATACAACAAGTTTGCAAGGTAGAATAGTTTTAAAGAATGGATCAAGTTGGCCGACTGCTTCTGAATTAAGAAATGCTAATGCTTATGAAATAAAATATAGAGCAGGATATGGTAATGCGGCAAGTGATGTACCAAAACCTTTAATACAAGCAATTAAAATGTTAGCTTTACATCTTTATGAAAATAGAGAAATAGCTACAAGTATGAATGTTAATCTTATACCTAATACAGTTGCAATGTTATTTGCACCTTATAAAGTTCAAAGATTAAATAACCTTTTAGGAATATAATATGTCAGTATCAAGAGTAGGTAAAACTAAAAATTTAATTACTTTACAAAATGCTGATTTAAGTACAGATAATATGGGTGGTTATACTACTGCTAGAAGTACTTATGTTACTGCTTATGCAAAGATGACACCAAAAGGTGGTAAAGAAATATTTACCGATAAGACAGGGCGACAAATAGAAAATCCACATACATACGAGTTTCTTATAAGACATAATGGTACTAAAAATGCTATTAATACAAAGATGAGAATATTATTCGGTACAAGAACTTTTAATATAATTAAGATTAATGATATGAATGATAATAATAATTATATTACTTTAGAAGCTATTGAAGATGTGGCAAACTAATGGATATTAAATTTAGTGTTAAAAATATAAAAAAAGTTTTATCTCAATTAAACAAATTAGAAAAAGATATGGAAATACCTTTTCAAGAAATAGTAAAAGGTGGTGGACAATTTATAAGAGGCGAAGCAATTAAAAGTATTCAAGCAGGTGCAAAGTCAGGAATAGTTTATGAAAAATATAATCCTAGAAGATCACATAGAGCATCTGCTCCAGGACAAGCACCAGCAAGTGATACTGGTAATTTAGTTAGTAAAATAATTGTTAAACAAAAAAGTAAAAACATTACAAATGTAGAAAGTAATGCAGACTATTCTGCCTTTTTAGAATATGGTACAAGTAAAATGGAACCAAGACCATTTATGTTGCCAGCTTTTGAAAAAAGTAAAAAACCAATTATAAATGCTGTGTTAAAAAGAGTTAAAAATAAAATAGAGGAATATACTAAATGACAGATTTTTCAGTTACTTTACAAACAGCAGTATATAATGCTTTATTAGCAAGTAATCCTCTTACTACAAAGTTAGGAGGAAACAATATTTACGATTTTGTTCCAGAGGGAACAGCATTCCCATACGTCAAAGTTGGCGATCAAACTATGGTAGATGATGGAACCAAAGACAAAAAAGGGAGTGATTTTACCCTTATTGTTCATACTTTCTCAAGATATAGAGGTAGTAAGGAAATAAAAGAAATTATGTCATTAGTCTATGACGTATTACACGAATCAAGTTTATCAGTATCAGGTGCATTTAATAATATGAGATTTGAGTTCTCTGATATAATAAAAGAAAATGATGGCTTAACAACACATGGAGTACAAAGATTTAGAGTTTTTGTATTGACAAATTAAAAAATAATTAATAAAAAATAAACAAGGAGAAACAACATGGCGGCACAAAAAGGTTCAGCATTTTTACTAAAAGAAAATAGCAGTGGAACAGCAATAGTTATTGGTGGACTTAGAAGTACATCAATGTCTATTAATGGAGAAACAGTAGATATAACAGCAAAAGATTCAGCAACATTTGATGGACAATCAGGAAATGATATTGGTAGAGCATTAGGATCAAACATGGGTATTAGAAGTATGTCTATATCTGCAAGTGGAGTATTTACAGACTCTAGTGGAGAAAACAATTTAAGAGGTGCGGCATTCACTGGTGACTCATTAAATTACGATTTAGTATTTGGAGATGGTTCAAATGTAAAGGGTGCTTTTATAATTACATCTTATGAAAGAGCAGGAGAATATAATGGAGAAGAAACTTTTTCAGTATCTCTTGAATCAAATGGTACAATGACTTACACGAATGCTTAATAACTAATAAGGAAAATGATATGGAACATACAGATGGGTTTAAAGTGATAGAAATAAAATTTCAAGGCGAGTCCTATAATGGTTTCTACAAGGTTACGAGAAAGGGTGTAGTTACTGTCGAAACAAGAAAAGATATTCCTATTAAACCTTACGACCATATCACTATCGGTTTGAGTGAATTAGTTGTTCAAAAGGTTCAAGTTTATGAAAACAGAACAGAAATTACTTGTGAAGATAAAGATACAAGCGATATAGTTAGATCAAATAAAACTTTGAAAAAACTAAAAAAATCTGAACCAAAAGAAAAAACATTAACTGAACAATTAATAGAAAAGGACACCGATGGCAAATCAGTATAAAGGCGAAATCACAGGTAAGTTGGGAGATAAAGAAAGAACTTTCCGACTTACCTTTGATAGTATAGTTAATATAGAAAGCAGAACTGGTAAATCAATTTTAGATATAACAAATAGTTTAGGTCTTAATAATTATTCTATGAAAGATGTAGTAATTGTTATGCACGAAGCATTAACTGGTGCTGGGGGTAAATTTACTCAATCATCAGTTGGCGATATGGTAATTAAAACTGGTTTAATGAAAGTAGCAGTATTATGTGCTCAAATATTAACAACTATATTTACAGGCGATAAAGCAGAAGAAGATTCCCCTTTAGTACAGGGGGAGAACGAGCAACAAAATACCCAATCCAGCAATACCTAGAAATAGGTCTTGGTGTATTAAGATTCTCCCCAAAAGTATTTTGGGATTTATCAATAACAGAATTTATGTCAGCTTTGAATGGTTATCATTTAAAGAATGGCAAAAACAATAAAAATAATAATCCATTAACTAGAAATGAAATGGAAGATTTAATGAGGCAATTCCCAGATTAATATTATGGCATCAAATTTAGCAACTATCAGAGTAGAACTTATAGCAAATGCACAGAAGTTTAAGTCTAATATAGACAAAGCAACTCAAAGCATGAAAAAGGTTGATAAGGCAAGTACCAAAACTGGTAAAGGTACTAAAAAATTATCTTCTATTTTTCAAAACACAGCAGGTTCTATTGCGGCAGTACAGGGTCCTTTAGGTCCAGTAGCTGGAAGAATATCTGCGATAGGTGCAATTATTGGTAGAGTTAATCCTTTGATGTTAGTCTTTACTGCAGGAATGGTTGGAATAGGTTTAGCAGTAACAAAAACAGTTAAAGCAATATCTAATTTAGAAGTACAGCAAGGTAAATTAAATGCTCTTTTAAAAGCAACAGGTAATGCGGCAGGTCTTGTAGGTAGAGATATTGAAGTAATGGCAGAAGCTATCGGTAAAGGTACTTTAGCTAGTGTTCAAGGAGCAAGAGATGCGGCAGGAGTTTTATTAACTTTTAAATCTATTACTGGAGAAACTTTTGAAGAAACTTTAAAACTTACTCAAGACTTGGCGGCAGTCGGTTTTGGTAGCATGAAAACTGCGGCACTTCAATTAGGTAAAGCATTAGAAGAACCTGAAATTGGTTTATCTGCTTTGCGTAGAGTAGGTGTATCTTTTACTGAACAACAAAAAGAACAAATTAAAGTTCTTGCTATGACTGGTCGTCAAATGGAAGCACAAGCCATAATTATAAAAACTTTGAAACAACAAGTTGGTGGTGCAGGAGAGGGTGCGGCAGGTGGATTAGCTGGTGCTTATGATACACTAAAAGAAAATTTAACTTTATTTTTTGAAAGAAGTGCATCAGGTAAAAGAATAGTAGATTTTTTAACTAATTCTATAAATAGATTATCAGTAGCATTAGGAAATCAAGTATTACAAATTACAGAATTACCAGATAGTGCTAGTGAACTTAATGAATTATTTAAAAATAATGAAGATGCTTTAAAAATTTTAGAAAAAGCCTATGACGATGCTTTGCAAAAGAAAAAGAAATTTTTTGATTCTGGACAAGAAAAACATGAAAGAGCAGAATTACAATTAAGAATAAAACTTTTAAAAGATGAACAAAAAGATATTGAGAAAAAAATTGAATTAATTGGTAAAGAACAAACATTAGTCAATAAAGCACAACTAGAAACCAAAAAACATACAGATAAAAGAAATAGATCAATGATGGACGAAATGCGATTAGCCACTACATCAGGAGATAAACAAAGATTTATTTTAGAAGAACAAATTAAATTAAGAGATATGTTAATTGGTAAATTAGGAACTAGCAAAGAAGCTATGGCGGAAATTAACAGAATTATGGAAGTTCAAACAGGTCATTTTGAACAACAAGCAGAAGTAATGGTTGAATTTAGAGATGAACTTGCAAAAGTAGAACAAGTAGCAACTGGTGTAGCTAATGAAGTTTCTAAAGTAGGAGATACTCTTGTTGATGCTTTTTTACGAGGTAAAGCAGGTGCATTAGACTTTAAAAATATTTTAAGGGAATTAATTATAAGTATTCAAAAAACTATTATTCAAACATTAATTTTAGATCAAGTAAATAAATTTGTTAAGAATGCTATAACAGGAATATTTGCACCTAAAGTTCCAAGTCCTACAACACTTCCAGGACAAGCAGGTGGAGGAACAGCACAACAAGGACAACCAACTTTAGTTGGAGAAAGAGGTCCAGAGTTATTTGTTCCAAGCAGTGCAGGTTCAATTAAAAATAATGCAGACACAAAACAAATGGTAGGTGGTGGTGGAGGAGGAGTATCTATCACACAAAATTTAAACTTTGCTGTTGGTGTAACTAATACTGTGAGAGCAGAAGTTATGAATATGCTACCAGCAATACAACAATCAACAGTCCAAGCTGTTGCTGACGCAAAGCAACGAGGCGGAAAATTTAGTAAGGCATTCGGTAGTTAATTATGGCATCATATACACCAAGTTATCCTTTAACACTTCCTACTGTTACTGGAATTAAAACACAGAATTGGTCAATGGAAAGAGTAGTAGCTGTTACTGAATCTCCATTTACTAATCAAGAACAAGTTTTTGAACATGAGGGTGCACAATGGA